ACAAGTTTCAGTAGCTACTTAATAAAAAGCTACATCGTTGAATAAATTCAATTCACATTACAGGCTCTCTTGCACTCTACTAAAATGTAGTGTATAGTTTTATTACTATACAAATTAATTAGAACATAGACGCGTATAGTCGACGGCCTAGAGACTATGTTCGGAAACTAGGAGGATATAATTATGGCAAATACTACATTTTCGGGACCGGTCAGATCAGAAGCTGGCTTTCAAGTCGCGACTAAAAATACAACAACAGGTGCAGTTACAACTAGAATGAGTTCAGGTATGCCTGACTTAACTGGTTTAGCAAAAGCAGACGTAGCAACAGGTGCTGGTTTCGCATTTGCAGCAGACACTATAACAATTGTAAACTACACAGGTGCAGCCGCAGCAAGTTGTACATTACCTGCAGCAACAGCAGGAACAGTATGTGTTTACATGCAAGCAGTTGACACAACTGGTGGAACTAACACTTTAACTTTTGATTGTGCAGGAACTGACGTTTGGGCTACTGGTTCAGTTATTGAATCAAGATCAGGCGGAGAAGCAGATGTTGATATTTCTACAGCAGGTGAAACTCAATTAGTTTTTACAGCAGCTAACGCAACAACAAACTTGTTAACTGTTGGTGGACAAATTGCTTTCATTTGTTATGAAACAGGCACTTGGCATATTGCATCATCATTAGCGAGAGAAACAACTCAAACTACTGGTGCATTTGCATTTGCAGCGTAATAAATAATTAGTGTGGGGCTCCGGCCCCACATAAATTTTAACGGAGAAAAATATGAGTTCAGATCAGAAATTTACAACATTTACAGCTGATGGACAGGTAAAAACTGTTTCAGGAGGATCTACTAATATTGGTCCTGCTAGAGTTACATATATTCAAGCTACGGGTATTACAAATTTAAAACTTTATGATGCAGCAACAGCATCTGGAAATATAATATTTGAATCTACTTTTGGAAGCGAAGGATTAGATATCTATGTACCAGGAAATGGTATTAGATTTGAAACTACTATCTACGCAGATGTAACTGGAACAGGATCGGTCACTTTAGGTTATACTGGCTAGGAGGTTAAATGGCTAACACTACCTCGGGTACAACTACATTCGATAAAACTTTTTCTGTTGATGAAATAATAGAAGAAGCTTTCGAACGTCTTGGTATTCAAGACGTAACAGGTTATCATTTAAAATCTTCAAGAAGATCTTTAAATATAATGTTTCAAGAGTGGGGTAATAGAGGCCTTCACTATTGGGAAGTTGGTGAATTAGATCTTGATTTAATTGAAGGTCAAGCAGAGTATAAATTTTTTAGATCTGCTGGAGATGGTACAAATGCTGTTTCAACTCCTGCAAATGTTCATGGAATATCCGATGTCCTTGAAGCACAGTTAAGAAGTAATAGAACTCAAACAACACAATCAGATTCACCAATGACAAAAGTAGATAGATCTACTTATGCTGGTTTTTCAAATAAACTTTCAAAAGGTACACCTAATCAATATTGGGTACAAAGATTAATAGATCATGTAAGTGTTAGTGTTTACCCAACACCGGATGCTACAAATGCATCTAAAGACATGCATATTTATTTTATAAAAAGAATTCAAGATGTTGGTGCGTATACAAATGCAACTGATTTACCTTTTAGATTTGTACCATGTATGGTTTCAGGTTTAGCATACTATTTATCAATGAAATACAATCCACAATTAACACAACAAATGAAATTATTATATGAAGATGAATTCCAAAGAGCATTAAAAGAAGACGGTTCAGCTTCAAGTACATATATTACACCAAAAGCTTATTACCCAGGAACATAATGCCAAAATACGCAACAGGTAAATACGCAAAAGCAATATCAGATAGATCTGGTATGGAGTTTCCATATAAAGAAATGGTTAGAGAATGGAATGGTTCTTTTGTGCATATATCAGAATTTGAACCGAAGCAACCACAATTGGAACCAAAACCAATGGCTGCTGATGGTATTTCTATAAGAAATGTTAGATCAGATAGAACAGAATTACCTACAGCGATAGCATTACCAAATAATCCTTTTGCAGTTACAAATGGAAGTGCAACTTTGACTGTAAGTTTACTTAATCATAATTTACAAGTTGGAGATTTTGTTTTATTTTTTGATGGTGCAAGTAATGAACCTACTCAAAGTTTTGGTTTAGGTTCTAATTTGTTTCCTTTATTTGCAGTTACAACCGCAATGGCAGCTGCAGATACATCAGCAACATTAGATTCTAATACTAATTTTCCAGCTTCAGGTTTTTATTTTATTCAAAGTCCAACTCAACCTGCTGCAACTAATCCAAACAATGTTCCTGTTATTCAAAGAGAAGTCATTCAATATACAGGAAAATCTGGAGGAGCAACAATAACAGGTTTATCTAGAGGTACTAACGCTCCTTTTAGAGGTGTAACAAATGAAAGCACTACAGCAACCGCACACATTGCTTCATCTGTTTTTCCAGGATTAGAAATACAATCTGTAACTACAAGAACAGAAAATACAGGTGCTATGCCAGCTACAAAAACAGTTAATACTGGGTTCACTGTAACCTTGCCTTATAACGCAGTTGGTAATATAACAGGTGGTGGACAAAACGCATTTGTTAGTCCAATGTTTAGAGGAGTAAGATAATGATTAAAAATATTTGGAATTGGGTTAAAAGTTTTTTTGCTAAAAAAGAGCAAGACCCACATATAATTCTTTATGAAGAAGTAAAACCAGAGCATTGTCCAAAGCATCTATATTTTAGAAAAAGCTGTAAAGCTTGTCAGGAGATAGTAGCTTAATGGCTTATACTTTAGATAATTTAAGAACTGATATTAGAAATTATACAGAAGTCGATGATAGTGTTCTATCAAACACAGTGTTAGACACTATCATCAAAAATACAGAAAATAAAATTTATAGAGAAGCTGATTCTGATGATAACAGATTTTATGCTACATCACAGCTAGTTACAGGAAATAGATATGTAACTATTCCATCTGACCTAAGATTTATAAGATATGCACAATTAAAAAATGCTGCAGGAGATCAGGTGTTTTTAGAAAAAAAAGATACAAGTTACATGGCAGCTTATTATGATACTCCAGGTACACAATCTGGTTTTCCTAAATATTATGCAAACTGGGACGCAGAGTTTTGGGTAGTGGCACCTACACCAGATTCAACATATGAAATTACATTAGCTTATGTAAAACAACCAATAAGTTTAACTAATACAACACAACCAAGTGCAGCTCCAGCAGCTACAAATGGAACATATGTGTCTAATAAATATCAGGATTTACTTTTGTATGGATGTCTGGTAGAAGCATATGGATACTTGAAAGGTCCTGCAGATATGTTACAATACTACATGCAGGCTTATCAAAAAGCTCTTCAATCGTACGCGATCGAACAACAAGGTCGTAGACGCCGAGACGAATACCAAGATGGTGTTATTCGTACTCCTTTAAAATCACCATCACCATAATATTAAGGAGATAAAACATGGCAAACGTAGTACCGTTTTCTTTTAAAGGTGAATTGATGTCAGGGACACATAATTTTTCTACTGGCGGAGACTCTTTTAAAATAGCATTGTACACATCTAATCCTTACGACACATCTAGCACAGTTGCTTTAACTACTAATGAAGTTTCTTCTGCAGGTAGTTCAAACTATGTTAGAAAAGCTTTAGGTAGTCAAGCTGTTGCAGCTTCAACTGCCACTACGTCTGTAGACTTTGCAGATGTAACGTGGTCAAGCGCAACTTTCACTGCAGCTTTTGCAGCGATATATAATGATGACCAAGGTGATAAATTGTGTGTAGTTTTAGATTTTGGTGGCAGTAAAACAGCAACGAATGGTGACTTCACTATTTCGTTTCCTGATCCAAGTACACCATCGAATGCAATTATCAGTTTAACATCGTAGGATTTTAAATGGCGTTTAAATTAAATGATAGGGTAAAAGAATCCAGTGCAACTACTGGTACAGGTACGTTTACACTAGGTGGAGCAGTCTCAGGTTTTGAAACTTTTGCTG